ACATTTAATGCTGTATACTCTCTTGGAAACGTAGACGTATATCAAAACGGAATACTGTTACAACCTGCTGACTACACAGCTACCACAGGAACTACAGTAGTGTTAGGTACTGCTGCTGCACTAGATGATGAGATAACTATTATATCTCACAACATATTTAGCGTAGCAGATGCACCCACACTTTCAGGTGGTGGCACATTTGCAGCTAGTATTAGAGCTACACTTTTTGATAGTGAACAACATAAAACTAAACTGGCATTGTTTCAGACTAATGATCAAACACTGTCAAATAATGTAACCATAGCAAGCACAGAGAATGCTAGTTGTAACGGACCTCTTTCTGTAACATCTGGTGTGACGCTTACAGTTAGTGGGAACTTGACAATCATATGAGTACACTTCACGTAGAAAATCTAAAAGGTCTTAGCTCTGGCAGCAATGCTAATAAGATTATCGTACCGTCTGGTCAGGAGCTTCATGCGGCTGGTCATGTTATTCAAGTTGTTAACGGACTTTTAACTACTGGTGCTTCTAATAATACAGCGTCTTTTGTAGACAGTGGGTTAACAGCTACTATTACGCCTAAGTTTGCTACCAGTAAAATTCTAGTTGCGGTAACTATAATGTCGGTAGAAAATAATACAGCTACAGAAGGCACTCATGTTAAGTTAGTTAGAGGCTCAACAGACTTGTCACAGTGGGGTCAATGGATGGGTTATACAAGAACCTATATGAATGCCCACCCATCACTTACTTACTTAGATAGTCCAGCAACAACTTCTGCAACTACTTACAAAGTTCAATTTAAAAGAGGTCAGGGAAGTGGAATATCATATATTGGTGCTAACTCTTCTACGTCATCAATGACACTTATGGAGATAGCCCAATGAGCATCCTAAAGGTAGACACGATAAACGAAAAGACTACTGGTAATGGTGTGATTATTCCTGGTCATGCTGTTCATATTGAAAGAGTAATATCAACGGCTGACGTTACTGTTACATCATCAGGAACTACTTATACAGATGTATGGACAGTAAATTACACACCAAAACTTACTACTAGTAGTTTGTTTTTTCAATATAATGCTATTCTTAGAAGTTATAAGGATGGTTCTCACGATAGTAGATTTAACCTCAGAGTTTTACATAATGGTTCGAATGTTTATACCACCACTGACCTTGGTGAATATGATTATGGGGGTAGCGGTCAATGGAATAAATGGCAGTTTTCTGACGCAACATCGTATAGCAATACAAATGGATCTCAGATAACTTGGAAACTACAACTAGCTAGGTCAGGTTCTACTGATGTAAGATTTGGTGAAGCTGCTACTACCAGTGGCACTATGATTATTATGGAGGTAGCCCCATGAGTTCTATTCTTAAAGTTGATACGATACAGAACACTGGCGGTACTACTGGGTTAACTATAGATAATAATGGTATTACTGAAATGCACAGTGGGTCTATTATTCAAATGGTAGGAGATACATATAATCCAAGTGCTACTTTTAATCTATCTACTTCTGTTAACAACAGTGGTCAACTTGGTTCTAACTTACAAGTTCAAATACCATTTAGGTCTACAAGTAATAAGTTTCATGTAAAATGTTTTATTCCAGATATATATAATCAAAATGTACCAACCAGATATTTTCATGCAGGATTTAGATATTCAACTGACGGATTCAGTAGCCACTCTGCAACTTTTGGAGAAAGAGAATATATAAGTGACCATATTGGTTATAAAAATACAACTGGTGCAGTTTTAATGAGTGAAAATTATGAAACTTTTGGGTCTGTTCCTGCTACTGGCACTATAACAATTAGACCTTTCTTAACAGCATTCGGAGGAGTTATGACTCTTAATGCAAACTCTCTTGGTGTTTACTGTTTAACAGTTATGGAGATTAAAGGATAAACAAATGACAGATATAGCAACAGCATTAAACGAACTAGGCGTAACTGAATGGGTTTTGCGTGGAGAGCCAAGCAACCAAGCTGAGTTCGAAGATATGTTCCGCAAGGTCATGGGCGCAGACAGCAACGGCTCTGCCATAGAAAGCTCAGACCCAGCGCACTTTGGTACAACATGGGCTAAAGTGTCAGCTAAAAAAGCTGAACTTGTATCAGCAGAACCCATGAGATTATTACGTGAAGAACGTAACAGAAGATTAGCAGAAACAGACTGGTGGGCATCAAGTGACCTTACCATGACGGATTCACAGAAAAAGTATAGAACTGACTTGCGTGATATAACAAAGACCGCAACCAGTTTAGATGATGTAACTTGGCCTACAAAACCATAGGAGTATAAAATGGCAGAGATTAAAGTAACATTAACCGACACAGAACTGAAGTGTCTTGAATATGCAGCAGCCTCACCACAGGACTGGGCTGATAATGCTTTGACCAACAGAGCTAGAATTGCTAAAGATGAAATCATTGCTTTGCTTGTAGCACACTGCAATGCTAACTCAGTAGCATTAGCTGTTGGTGAAGACAAGCAGGTAGCACAAGCGTTTGAACTAAAGGTTGTAAAGAAAGCCTCTGAGATAGAAGAGTCAACTCCACCAGAGTAAGGAATATCAATGTCATACATCGGCACTGAACCTAAAGACATAAGATCATTTGGCAGAACTAAGTTTGACTATACTGCTACGCAGGGTCAGACAGCGTTTACTGGTGCTGATGATGATGGTAAGGTATTAGCCTTTACTGTTGGACAGATAGAGGTATACGTCAACGGTATCCTCATGGATGACAGTGACTTCACCACAACTGGCACTGGTACAGTCACACTAGCATCTGCAGCTAACCTGAATGACGTTGTTAACATTGTATCGTTTGAAACTAATATACCTGACAGTAACTATGTACCTGCTTCAGGTGGTACGTTTACTGGTAATGTAACTAATAGTGGTAATGTAACTGTAGGTGGCACGTTAGGCGTCACTGGCGCTGTTACTGCTTCTAATGGTCTGACGGTTGATGATGATGGCGCAACAGTTTTAACTGTAGATCGTGCAACAAATGAAGGCGATATAATAGACGTACAAAAAGATGGAACATCTGTAGGAAGTATTGGCGTTTCTGGCGGTAACAATATGTATCTTTCAGGACAGGCAAACAATCATGCAGGGGTAACTTTTGCTACTCAGTCTATACTACCTACAACCCAAGGCACTGTTAATAATAATACCGTTGATTTAGGCCAAAATGGAAACGCTTATAAAGACCTCTGGCTGGGTGGCGGTATTTACCTCGGCGGAACTGGGTCTAGCAATTTCTTAGACGATTACGAAGAGGGAACTTGGACACCGAATATATATAAAGACAGCTCAAGTAGTTCGGCATTACCTGTTAATTCTAGGTATGGATACTATAGAAAAGTAGGCGGTTTACTTTGGATGTCTTTTTATTGGTATCATAACGGTGGATTAAGTAGCCAAACAAACAACTCTTCCGTTTGGACACTCAAGGGATTACCTTTTGCTGTTATTTCTCTGACTAATAGCGGTTATCAATTTATTCCAGCAGGATACATAGTTTTGAGCAATAGTACTTATTATGAAGATCATAGGTGGCAAGCTAATGCTACAGATACATTAACATTGTATGGCGGTCGTAGACAACAAGCACATACCACAGGCGTACTAGAATTTGCTGCTACTGGTGTGTTAATGACAGATGCTTAAAAAGGAATTAATCAATGGCACTAACAGAAGAAACAGTACAAGATAAAATAGAAATAGTCGGTGACTTTAAGCACATTCAAGTGCGAACAGCTACCGTTATCAAACGTGACGGTACAGAGATAAGCCGTTCATTTTCTCGCCATGTCGTTGCACCAGACATTAGTGCAGATGACTTGGCTAATGAAAGTGCAGACGTACAGGCTATTGCTGCACAGGTACACACTAATGCAGTCAAGACAGCATATGCTGCACACTTAGCGGAGAGCGCACCCTAATGACAAGAGCAAGAGATGTAGCTAACCTCATAGGTTCTGGCAACTATAGCAGTACTACGTTCACAGCTACTGCAGGACAGACAGCCTTTAGCATATCCCATACTCAGGGATTTGTGCAGGTGTTTATGAATGGCTTGCTCTTAGATGAAACTGCAGACTACACAAGCAACGGATCAGCAGTAACACTTACATCAGCCGCAGCAGCAGGTGATGAGATAGAAGTTGTTGCATACAATACGTTCAGCGTTGGTGATGCTCTGCCTAAGAGTGGTGGGGCTATGACTGGTGCGTTAGACATGAATGGCGCAGAGATTGTGTTAGACGCTGATGGAGACACTTCTATTACTTCTGATACAGATGATAGAATTGACATCAAGGTTGCAGGTACAGATTCAGTACATATTAAGCCTACAGCAGCGCATGGTACTGGAATAGGTATAGGAACTAATGCACCCCTACGTCAACTTCACATAAGTAATACAAGTGCTAATTCAGAGATTGCATTTACTGCTGGAACCAGTGGTGTTTCTTCTATACTTTTTGGAGATGGCTTGACTGGTACAGATGTTTACAAAGGATATCTTCAGTATAACCATGCTCAAGATAAGATGTTAATAGCTACTGCTGCTGGGTCATCTATAAACATAGACAGTTCAGGTCGGGTAACAACGCCTTATCAGCCAGGTTTTCAAGCGGATGGAAACTTTGGTTGGCGTAATTATTCTAGTTATACTGTAGTTCCTAATTGGAGAGTAACCCAAACAGGGCAGTTTAATAATGGCAATCATTTCAATCATAATACTGGTGTTTTTACCTGTCCAGTAGCTGGTCGATACTTAATTAATATGACTGCTTGGGTTAATAACTCTGGGAGAGTTGATCATTATACACGAGTTGGGCTTAACGGTAATTATTGGGGTGATAACCTTATTGGCTACCACAATGATGATACTGCATATCCAGATAATAACATTTCTGCAACTTACATAATGAACGCATCTGCTAATGATACAATAGACTGGCGTCATCTAGGAGATATATATGGTTATCACAGTAGCTGGTCAATTATTCTATTAGCCTAGGAGGAACACATGAGCAACGCACGAAAACTTGCTTCTCCGTTTTTATTAGATGCAAACGGGGACATTGTTGCAGGGGCATTAGGTTCGGGAACAATTACAGCCGACAAGTTTGCGGCTAATGCTGTTAGTGACAGCACGATAGGCGCAGTACTCACTCAAAAATTTTACTACGCGAATGTCTCACCTAACCAACAGCCGATTAGTGCAAGCTTTACTTTGAGTGCATCAGAAGCTCCTCTTGGTAGTTTTGTTATGATGAATGTTGAAACTCTGTCTGGCAGCTCTTCTGGAGATCAATATTGTTATCTTTATCAGCAGGGCAACACAGGTATTAAAGCTGGAACATATAGCGGTAATGCTTGGTATTATTACGACATGACTTGCACGCTTTATCCAATCATTGATGCAGGTGACAGAACCTTCAATATTAGTCATGGAACTGTCGCTTACTCAACCAGCGGTGACTACAGAAAAGTTAATTATTGTGGTTACATGAAAATTGATGGGCTGGGAGACTGATTATGGGCTATGAACTAATTGTCAATGAAGCTGGCACAATAGCTGGATGTATTGAAAGCGAGACAGGAACGCTGACCCAGCAACAAGCTGAAGATGCAATCCTTTGCAATAAGGAAAACCCTACAGACGCAGAGAAGCAGACAGCACAATCTGCTTTGGATACAGCCAGTGGTTATGCGCTGTTGCGTAAGCATCGTGACCGTCTTCTGGCTGAGACTGACCATTGGGCATATCAAGATACACCAACCATGACACAAGCTCAGACAGATTATCGTCAGGCTTTGCGTGACATCACAAACACATACACTTCTTTAGATGAGGTAGTTTGGCCTACTAAACCTAGTTAGGAATTAGAGAATGTTTGGCTTCGCAGCAGTAGCAGAGACACCGTTCTCAGCAGAACTTACCAAGTACACCATAGGTGTTGATCTTGCTGATGTATCTGCAGCTTCTGCGCTAAACTCTCCTCAGTTTTCAGGAGGTGTAAATCTTCCAGCATTAACAGGGGTTTCTGCTGCACTAACCAACGCTACGCTTGACATTGACGGAAAAGCAAATATAACTACTGCTAACGTAGCAAGCACCACAAGTATA